CTTATCTGGCCTATTCATGGCAAATCCTCTATACCCTCTATTCTTAAAGTGATACAATAGTCTAGCCTTGTTATTCTCTGCTAGTATTGGCATCCCATAAAAATAACACGCCATTAAAACATCTTCAAAAAATATTTCAGCTGTCTGTGGCCTAGCTATGTATTCTAAAAAGAATTCGTTAGTTGGTCCATCAGACATATGAAACTTAGTCATACCATGGAGAGCACCGTTAGAACCACCTCCTCCAACAACACCTGATATGTCATAAGGGTCACAACCAAACGCTCCCATGTGTTCATTACCTGGATATTTTTTCCCATTTTTAGTTATAACATTATTTCTTAAATTCTGCTTTGGTATCCATGACACCAAGAACCTACCATTCTTATCTGGAGTCCAAATTACCTCAGTGTCTTTTTCACCGTTCTTCCAGTGGAAGTAACCTCTAGTCAAGAACTTCTCCTTAATTAAAGAGTCGTTATAGTCAATCTGCTGATATATCTTAGTCAAGTTAAATATAGACTGCTTAGACTCGTCTCTAAACGCATGAGACTCAGTTCTAGGGAACTGTCTATAGAACTCGTTAAGTGCATCAGAGTCTGATTTAAGTGCATTAACTTCGTTGTTCCACCAAGTTATTACACCAGTACTTATCATCTCTCCATCTATACCCTTTATAGGTTTTTCTGGACTTTCAAATACTGGCCACCCAAACTCATCTATGTATCCCTCAACGTTCCACTCCATTGGAATAAACAAAGAGTATAGACCACTCTTAGTCTGATCATTAGCCGATCTCTGGGCCACACTACTATCGTTGTATAGCTTCTTAAAGTTCTCACCACCCTTTGGTAGTGCGTTTGACGTTGATCCCATCATACACTTACCAATGACCTTAGCTCCTAAACGTAAACAGGTCTTGGTAACCCTCCAGTTATTTAAAATGTTCTCTGGCTTTTCCCACTTACCACTCTCGTCATGAACAAGCAACAATAGTTTCTCACCATCGTAGCTGTTGTCGGCTGTGTTCTTCCAGTCAATAGTTGTGTCTAGTCCCTCTATGTCCTCAGTCTTTTCCTCGTCCATGTTCTTCCTAGTAATCTTACTAGCAGGTACACGAAACGCCAACTCAGTCTTTGGATTATCCATACCGTCCTGTATTGGCTTGAAGAAGAACGGATAGTTTCTTATGATTGGTACAACCTTGTCGGTAAACATCTTCTTGGCATCGCTACCAGTCTTTGATAGTATACCTATTCTAGAGTCTCTTACAATTGTTCCAGTGTTACAAGTCTCTGCTGAACTCATAAAAGAGAATCCAGAACGTCTGTTCTTTAGGTAGCACATTCCAAACGATCTGTTGTCTGCCTTGCATGCCTCCCAAAATATATAAAATATTCTGTTTGACTCCCTAAAGTCTGGAAGACCAATATCAATCTTGGTCCACTGTAGGTACATGTAATGAGTTCCAGTTATGTATGTTGGCTTTCCATTATTTACAAACCAAAATCCATTGTCTCTCCTATCAAACTCATTCTCTATATAGTCTACGTACTGAACTTTAAATGCATTATCCTTTCTATTCCAATCAAATATGCTCTTTATTCTTTGAAGTTCTTTTGGATATTCAACAGCCTGCCATTTAGAACCTCTATCTTCTATTTCATCTGGAACAGATGGTAATGCTATCTTTAATCCACTTACATCATATATATCGCCTATAGTACCATCTTTAGATATTACAACAAGGTCATACTCTTTATTATATCCGTACTCCCAGTTTTTTCTCCTGTTTTTATTGGATACTGTTGACTTGTTTACATAATCTTCAAGAATTGTGTATAGGTTATTTTCCATTTTTTATCTTTGCCTTTCCCTCGGCAAACCCATGTTTTCCAAATTCAATTTGTGCAACAGGCTGTTGCGTATCCTTGTTCTCTTCCTCTTCAATCTTTCCTAGCATATATATTGCATCCTCGAATGCAAGTCTTTTTGCTGATGCCGCATTCTTTAACTTATCAGCAGATATGTCGTCCTCAGCATGAGTGATTATTGGTTCCTTAAGAACCTTTATTAACTCATCAACAGCTATCTTTGCAGCTTGTATTAACTCTATTTTTTTAGACATATATTCTTGTTATACATTCTATAAAGCACCTCATCATCTATTCTAAACTCGTACTCACTATCTGGTGAAAATGCTACAATATCACCCTTTGATACATCTTTAAGTAAATCATTAAAGTATACCAGTTCACCCCATAATTCTTCTCTTGATCCAGTAGTTGAAATAACTTTATCTTTATTTTTTATAGGTCTTACAAAACAAAACGGATATGGTGACATCCATTCACCTTCTGGATCTTTATATAAGTACAACTGATCAGACTCTATAATAAAGTAATCATCAAACAGGTGATGCCAACTACTCTTCTGGTTGCCCTTCATATCATAGTAAAACTTAAATACGTTATGATGAACTATTACATGATCTCCACTCTTTATTGGCCCATCATAATTTATTGGAACAGAAACAACCACACCGAGTCTGTTAGATACAGTGTGGTCTTCCTGTGATGCGCTTATAATAAAATCAACCTCACCATACTTACGTATGTTATCATAACGCCTACTATTGTAAGGTTTTATTATAAAATGATGTGGAGACTTCATCAGAAATCTATGTTGTACTCAATAGATATTGGCATTGAAGAAGAGAAACTTTTCCATTTAACAATTTCTTTATCTTGATTCAATATATATATTGATATAGATGAATCTAACTCCATTAAAATTGTATCAATGCTTCCGTTTCCTCTTAAAACATCTTGTCCAACAACGTAGTGCATAGACTTCATGTAGTCTGGACCTACCGATATTTTTCTAATTATATTCACCTGTTTGAAGATTTATTTTAATGTCTCCATACTTTGATATTAACTCATCTTGAAACTGTGATAAATCAAATGCAGATGTTTCTAGATTAGCTAATGATGCCATCTTTTGACTTTTCATTCGTTCAAATGAAACCTCAATATCAGCGATTTGGAATTTAAGATCTCTGTAAGTTTGATTTAAAGATCTTAGTTTGTCTAACTCTTCTTGAGTAATTTTTTTTTCTTTTGCCATTTTATTTAATTTATAATTATGTCACAAATATAATAAAATTTAGTGACAAATTACATAGAAATATACCATGTAGTATTAGCATTGTTATACTGAAAACAAACTGGAGTATTTGCTGTTAAAGAAGATGGAGCTCCAACAATAGATCCACCAGGAGTTACCCATGTAGTTGTTGGTCTGTTTATTGTTGACATAATTACATACTTAAGGCCATCAATATTGGAACTAGCTGTAGGTAGCGTGATAGCAAAGTTGGCTCCAGCAATTGTTCCAGTAAAGTACGTATTAATGTTTGTTATTGTGGTAGCAATTAATGTATTCGTAGAAACAATGGATGGCGTTTGAGTTAAATTAACGACATCCTGTACTTTAAAATTTACAGTCTCTCCTGTAGAGTTTTTTGTTCCAAACAACAAATCATTTACACTTGGTGATTTAGTTTGATAGTTACCTGCTTTCATCGTCCTTGTCCTTTATATTTTTTTTTATAGTTTTTTGATGTCTTTAAAACAGATGTCTTAGTCTTGGCATGAATACCAGGTCTTTCGACATGTTTTTTCTCAAATGATTTTACTTCTAATGTTTTCTTGCTCATCTATTTCTAAGTGTAAAGTTAATAAAAGTAATTGAATAAAAATTTCTACATACATCAACGTCAATAGCAAAGAACCTTACAGGACCCAGTATAACTCTTATACTTACGTGTCCCCATATCTCTCTAAACCAGTGACTCTTGAACTTCATAAGTTTTTTAGCATTTCAATCATCCTAGGACAAGGATATATGTCAGATTTATCCTTTCGAACTGAATTGTGTGTATATATGCCTGGTGTACCTTTGAATGCTTCCTTATCTATCTTCCAGATTTCTTCTCTGTAGTTCTTAGGTATGTTATATGTTTCGCACAAGTAGTTTACCAACTGTCTAGTACTCTCTATTTGCTCGTCAGTATACTTGTACCACAGAACATGGCCCTTATACGGATTGTCTAATGTTGTAACCATAGATGGATCAACAACACCATTTATATAGTTATAGTACTTTCCATTCTTAAGCTTTAATGGCCCCCAGTTGCATACCTCAATCCCTACTGAAAGTTTATTTAGGTTCTGATATTTTGCTCCATTTACAGCAAAATCCTCTGCATCAATACCTAAGTGCCATGCCCAGTGTCTAGAGGAGAAGCACTGAACAATAGTTCCTTTCTCGCCTATAACAAATGCAGTAGCTATTCTTGAGTCATTGCTATTCCAGAACTTGGATACGGCAACAGGATTACCTCCACCAGCTGTGTGATGTAGGTATACTTGAAGTTTTTTACTATCCTCAGCAAAGTACTGATTGCTAGATAGCCTCTCCTGTACTATCTTGGTTATGTCTAATTCCATCTATATCTTTTTTAATTTCTCTTGCTCTAGCAAACAAGTTCTTCATTGCCTGCCATAAATCTAATCCCTTAACAGCCTTATAGTTTTCATTAATGCTCATTACCTCAATGCTTACAAGAATTAATGATAGTACTTTGGTCAACATTAATTCTACTGAAAAAAATTGCTTAATAATATCGTTCATTATAAAATGATCAATCAAAAAGAATGTAAACAATGTTACCTGATATAATGCCATTTTAGAAACTACGGCAGATAATCCTCTAGATGTTATTGGAACTTTATTTTTTTTAGACTTCCATATACCAGTTACTGTATCTAATAATATGACAAATCCAATAAGCATTGAAAGTCCAAATATTGGCATAAAAAAAGTTGTAAGTGTCATCAAAATCTGAGGTGAAAATTTTTTAAATGATGCAAATAATACTATTAGTTGTGTTCTCATGGAATTGGTGTGATACTTTTTTTAATAACTTTTACTATAACATATATCAAAATAATAATAAATAATATACCTCCTAATACCGCAAAAAAATTAACCCACCATGGTATGTACTTTATGCGCTCTGGTTTTAATGTCTTGGTTACGAGTTTTGTCCTATATACCGTATTACCTTTGATTGTTCTATAAATAGTATCCGTCTTAGCAATTACTTTGTATTTATTATCTCTTATTCTAGATTGTAACTTGATGATAGTACCGTCTCTTTCAGCTAATCTAGATGCATAAACATTACCCAATGAATCACAGAATAATGTATCTTCTATATATACAGTTTCACCAGGAATATTGATTGTTGTATCTCTGTATTGAGTGACAGTTACAACACTATCTTTCTGTGTACATAAAGGACAATACTTTGCCAATCTCTTTTCTAAAGAGCATGAAAATAGAAATAAAAATATAAATGATGCGAGTATATATTTCATACTCACAAAGATAACTATTTTAATTGATAGTATATTTCCATTGTGTTATCTACTAGAATAATACCCTTATCAGTTTCCACATGGAGCTGAGTATCACTAATCACTTCAATAGGACCTGTGATGGTATATTCAATATCATTATGTGTGAATGTTATCATGAATTAAATACTTGATATTTTATACAAGTAGCAGAGTCAGTAGAAGTAACATGTTGTATGGTTACTAATAGATAATAATTTGTTGATGCAACTATTGTAAATGTAGATGCTGTGAATGCAGATAAGTCATTAGCTGATGCAGTACCTGATGGGTAATAATACATAGAGGTTCCATTCACATAAAAATCTCTCCAAAAATGCTGAAATGTAGCTGCTGTAGTCATTGATGCAGCTGTAGCTAATAATGTGGCTCCTGTCAAGTTATTAGCTGTATTAATATATAACCTTACAGTAGTAGCTGTTGAACCTGTTGTTTTATACAATTTAGCTCTAAATTGTAGTGTGGTTAAATTCGCAAAATAAACAGAATTAAATAATAAAGATGCACTTACTGTATTAACAGTGGTCCCTGTTACTGCTGATCCATATTGAAATCCTGCTTGAATAAATGGGGATGCTGTTATATTTATATTTCCACTACCAAGTAATGAGTTACCATTAACTGTTTTAATAGATGTGCCACTCACTAAGGTAGGCTGTACTGCTACATCACCACTACCTAATAATGAGGTAGAGTTAACTGTTTTAATAGATGTGCCACTCACTAATGTTGGTTGTACAGATATGTTACCACTACCCAATAAAGATGTTGAGTTTACTGTTTTAATGTTAGTGCCACTTACCAATGTATCCTGTATTCCAGCATTTGATAATGATTTATTTTGCCACAAATCAGTTGCTAGATCATATTGTAGTAGATCATTATCAGCAAGTCCAGATATCTGAACGTCATGAAGCTCATCTAATTCGTATCCGTTCTGTACCCTAACATACATTCTTCCAGCACTTCCATTACTTGCTGTAGTTACAAATCCTAAATAAACCAAGTGATTTGGAGCGTAAGGCTTGATATTAGTAATTGATCCTGCTGTTGCACCTAAGTACACAGGATCACCATCAGCCCATGTTGACGTTGGAAGAATACTTAATCCGTCAAGCTGACCATTAAGTATAATAAATCCCTTCTGGTTAGCTCCAATTGATGTAGACAATACTAGACCTACCGTTTGAGCTGAAGTAGCGTCAGACGTATTATACGCAAGCTTAACCTTAAGTCTATCACCCTGTCCTCCAAACGCATATACAGGCTGACCCTTAGTTATTGTTATAGCCTCTGAATTTGTTACGTATGCTAATAAAGTATTTGGTGACGTACCTATAACTTGAAAAACATTTAATGTTGAGTTGTATACACAAAGCATTTCTGCTCCATTTTGAATATCACCACCTATAAGTTCTCCGTCATTATTTCTGTATAATGCTACGGCTCCAAGTCCATTAATATTTAATGTTGAACCTGTAGTATTTCCATTAGTAAATCTAACTAGATATGCGTCACCATCAGCATAAGAAGTTGCACCAGTAATGGCAACTGTATACGTGTCGGTCCCACTTGCTATACCATGTGGTATACCGCTAGATCCACCTGTAGAAAGAACCTTTGGCCTTCCGTCAGATCCGTTTACCTGTAGACCGTTTGGTCCATATATGTACCCATTTCCATCAGTTACTTGCATCTCAAGAACGATAAATTTGGACCTTCTTCTCCGCTAATTATAAATGTGGTTGATGCGTCAGTAGTTACTGCCGATAGATAGTCTCCTGCATTTAATATGTATACCATGTCATCGGTAACTGTGTCACCATGAGACAAAGATATTGTATATATCTCTACAGTAGTTGCTGTAGATGCAACGTACTTGCTTAGCGTAATGTCATAGTTTGATACAGCATTAGAGAATCTTATATAGTTTATTGCGCAGACATTTTGAGGTCTACACTGATATAGTGTTGTGCTTGTTAGGCCAACAGATCCTTCGTTGCTAATGAGTGACATACTACCAAAGAGCTACGATTCTTGAAGCTGTTGTGTCAGTAGCAAATACTTGTACTACTTGAATTGGTAATACAGCCCCTGTAGGTACGTTAAAGAATATAACGTCATCACCTCCAGCAGTTAACACCCTTACGTCTCCACCAACTCCTACATAAAGCACACATGGCCATGTTTCGGTAGGATATCCTACGTATGGTATCTTGTTAGTGTCATCTGGAGTTACTGCCTCAGCTCTTCCTTGTTGTAATTTTTGATATGCCATTTTTAGTTATTTTTTTGCACTTTTACCATTAGCTCCGTTCCTACCCCTATTGATAGAAGGAGACTCAAGTACAAATTTACCATTTTTTTTCATACTAACATCAGGCCCACCCTTTCCGTCAATTCCTCTCTTCCTTCTCTCCTTGGTGTGCTCTGCTCTATACTTCTTCTCAGACTCGCTCTTGTTAAGCTCCCTCTGATACTCTCTCCTCTTCTCCGCTGCTGTTGGGTTTGCTGCGTAGTACTTCGATGTCTTGCTCTGTCCCATAAAATATCTTATTAATTAATAGGTTTGGATTGTTTAACATTTCTTTTCTTTCGTTGCATCCGCAATCTTCTCCAGCAACTGCTTTTACAACTTTCTCAATTCCAGTGGCCTTTGTTATTGCGTGAACAGTATCTCCAAAGCCATAATGCTTTTTAATTATAATCATTTCCTATACTTTGCTGTTTTCTTTGCAATACCCTTTGGTTGATCAACAACACTACCAGTGCCACCTCCCATTCTCTTTGCCCTTGTAGTTGCAGCATACTCAGATGAACTCAACGCCTCAATAGCCTTTTTAGGAAGGTATCTCTCTCCAGTCTCCTTGCTAGGTTTACCACTCTTAGTAGTCCATTCTTGCTTTGTCCACTTAGACAGGCTATTTGAATCAGATTTCTTTCCTACATATTTACCTCCAGCTTCTTTATATTTGGCTACAGCTATCTGTGCCTTTCTAGCTGACCACTGACCTGCATCACCGCCCTTTGTGCCTGACTTAACGCTAGACACTATCCTACTCCAAAGCTCTGGATTTTTTTTCTTTGCTACGGACATTTTAAGAACCTTTAACCCATTTCTTGCTTGGGGATGCAGTCTTGCTTGGGCTCCACTTTACTTTGTCTGCCCAGTATGCGGCACTCATCTTACCCTTGGCAATGTTCTTGGCGTGACGACTCTTGAATGCTTCACGTTGACCAACAGTCTGATTGGTCTTTACGCCCTGTTGGCCAAAACGAATAGTCTTTATCTCGTCACCCTGCTTGGCAACAACAATATGACTCTTTGTTGGGTGGTTTGGAGTTCTCTTCGGCTTGTTGAATCCCTCAACTCCAGCTCGTTCTAGTCTTGGATCTTTCATTTTTTATATGGATGTTCTTTGTGCCATTTCTTAGTGGCTTTAATTCCTTGACTAACTGTCTTTACATTAGCTATCTTGGTTAAGTTTATAGTATCCCATTTACCTTTGTCCTTTGTTGGATGGTTTACCATTATGTCGCCTGGATTACCTTTACCTATTTTATTAGTTTTTTTGTAAATCCTGTGCTTTTCTCCACCAGCAATAACTATAGCCACGTTATTTTTTCTTAGCCATTTTTTTCATAGCGGCCTTCATGCCGTACTCCTTAACCATTTCTTTCTTAGACTCAGACTTTTCGTGCTTCATCTTAGCAGCTTTGTTGGCGTATTTTTCGCCAGTCTTTTTTTCGGTAATCATCTTTTTCATAACTATTAATTTATTTTTCTGTCTCTTATTGTTCTTCTTATTGGCATACCTTCCTCATTAAATCTTGTTCTGATAATTCTTTTGCTTTTATTTTTTTCAATAATACCTTGAGATAACTGTCTGTTATTATTTTTTTGAATACTGTAAACTTCTTTTCTACTCCTTCCTCCAGTGATAGTTGGTCTTTCATGCTCTGTCCCATAAACTTCTTTGCCGTCAATTTCACTTTTAGTAATATATTTAGTGTAAAGATCCTTATTAAGGACTTTTCCAATATTTTCCCCTGTGTTTTTAAATGTATCAATAGTATTTTTTGGAGCATTTTGTAAAGCATCGCCAACTAAATTCATTTTTTTTGAAAGGTTATAGTCAAACCTATTAATTGCATCAATAGCCTTGTTTCTGAAAGGTATCTTATTGTAATCAATTTCTTTATTATAAACAGTATTACCTCTTCTGTCAAACTTTTGTTGACTTGAGTGCATTGTATTATTGTCTCTGTTTATTGTGTTTTGAGTATACAATCTACCACCAGTAATTGTTGGACGAATTGTTAGTTGTGTTTCCTGATCTCCAGATCCAGGTACTATAGTAGTGTTTTGTGTCTTTCTATTTTTCATAACTTTGTTTTTAAAGTACAAATATAATAAAAATGAGAATAATAAAAAAAAGAAAAAAGCGTGTTGACGCTATATATTATGGTCGTGATACCAAGTATGATTTTCTTAAAAACTGGGGCGTAATTAGAAAGTGGGCAATATACCAGTACGGACTAAAGTCATCAGCAGATGTTGATATGTTATTATACCTATACTCAGAAAAATTATTTACTAGGTCAAAGTTTAATGAGTATGCATCGTTTATGTCTTGGGATAAAAAAAGATTTGACAGACTTTTAAATCAAGGTTTTATATCAATATGGAGAAAAAGAAAGTACGGAGAGTATAACTTATATGAGCTATCGTTCCAGTCTAAAAAAATGATAGCTAGTATGTATAGAAAGCTAATTGGGCTAGAACCCTTTCCAGAGACCCCAAGACGAAATAAGGTAATGAAACCAAATGCATCTTACTCAGAAAGAATGCTAGCCCATGCTATAAAAAGATTTAACTCAGACTTTAGAGAACACAAACAATATCCTTCTCTTGAACAACAGTAAATCTACTATTGTCAATTAGTACTTCGTATGAGTGCACCTTGTCGTACATCACCTTGTCTCCCTTAGACATACCAACAACGTTTATTCCTGGCTCAACGATTACACCATAGTGATACCTCATGTCTTGGTACTCGTCACCGCTTAGTATAAGTCCGCTGTTTGATTTTTTCTGCTCTACAATCTTTTCGATTAGTATAAATTTATTTAGTACTTTCATCTGCTCTGATATTTGTTATTATTGCGTTTGTACTCATTATTGTAGTGGCCACAGATACAGCGTTTAGAAGTGCGTTCTTGGTTACCTTGGTAGGGTCAATAATACCCATCTTAATCATGTCGCCAGCCCTTTCGTTTTTAACGTCATACCCCCATCCCTTGTTCTCAAACATACTAAGAGCTATAGACTTAGGGTTCTTTCCTGCATTGATTAGTATTTGATTGAACGGAGCTATAAGTGCGTCATACATGATCTTTGATGCTACATCATCAGAGTCATCAATCAGTGACGCACACTCTGCCAGTGCGATACCACCACCTGGAAGTATGCCATCCTCTAGTGCGGCCATAACTGCATACACAGCGTCATCAATTCTGTCTCTCTTCTCCTTCTGCTCAATGTCGCTCTGTGCACCTACATAGATCACACCGATACCACCAGAAATGTTTGCGATTCGCTCTCTCAAGAACTCTCTATCTACTTGGTCATCAGTCTGATTGATCATCTCGTTAAGCTCAATTAAATGATTGTCTATGTCTTCCTTGAACTCAGCATGGTGCATAAACACAGTCATGTCCTTCTTGACAATAATCTTTGACGCTCTACCTAAGTCAATAAGATTTGCAATAGATAGGTCGTCACCAGTGTCCTCGCTGAAGTATGTTCCACCAAGTGCAACCGCTAGATCTTTCAACAGATCTTTCTGTCTGTATCCAAAAGATGGAGGAATAATATTACAAGCCTTAATCTTACCCTGATACACGTTTACATTTAACGTCTGTAGTGCGTTAGGACCTAGGTTACCGATAATCAATAACGACTTCCCTTGTGACACGATTGGAGCTAGTATCTTCTCAAGGTTAGATATGTTATTAATCTCATGATCACAAATCAATACGTATGGATTGTCTAGAACACATTCCTGCTTCTTCTGGTCAGTAACAAAGTACTGTGACGTGTATCCCCTCTCGATTCGCATCCCATTAATAATCTCTACACGAGTCTCAGAGTTCATGCTGTTCTCAACAGTTACCAAAGATACCTCAGAAAATGCGTCACCAATCATCTTGCCAATCTCTTGGTCATTGTTTGCAGAGATTGTCGCTACATCATACAGCCTGCGACCATTAACTTTTTTAGATGTCTTGTCTAACGATGCAACTACCTTCTTTGTTATGGCATTTATCTTGCGTATCACCTCAGTAACGTTGTGATCTGGCTTAACATATTTGTCAGCTGCGTCAATAATAGCCTCAGCA